TCATCTTCATTGTACGAAAAAGAATCATCTATTAAAAATTCAATTTCATCAGATGTTAAGTGAGATTTTGTTTGTTTGTAGTACTCTTTAAGAACTGTCATATCATCATAACTAGAAAAGTCTTGATTAAGACGCACATAGTCTTCTAATGTACCACCAGTTTCTTCCATAAAATCTACAACTTTTTGTAAATTTTCAGGTATTGCTTGACCAGTTTCTTGAGCTTCAGTTATAGCCTCTTCAACTTCTTCAGCTAGTTCTTCTGTTTGCTCTTTAACTTCTTCTTCAGTAACCTCTTCTAATACTGGAGTTTCTTGTGTTTCAGTCTCCGGTTGTACTTCTTCTTGTTTTTCTGTGGTGTCGGCATCTTCAACGAGCTCAACCACTCCGCTGTCGTCAGCGTTATCTTCTTTAATTTCCTCTGTGGTTTCATTTTTTTCTTCTGTTTTTGGTGTTGGTGGTTTATCTAAATTTACTTTAGTAACACCATCAGTTGGTGTTTCTTTAGATACATCTACTTTTGTAACCTCTTTGGCTACGTTTTCTACGTTTTCTTCCATAATATAATATAATAATAATTAATAATTGTTATCTAGGATCAAAGCTACCTAAATCAAATCCGCCTCCTAATATATCATTACCTGCAGACTCAAAGTTTTTAGGTGGTTTATCATTATTTCTTTGATCAATAAGTTCACTTTGTTGTGAAGCTTGGATTTTTGTTCTCTCGTCTTTACGATCTTCTTTTTCTTTTTCTTTATTACTAACAGTTTGATTTTTCATACCTTCAAGCTGCATGTTCATTTGAAACTCTAATTGCATTAGTTGTTTTTTATACTCTACTTCTTGAGCTTGTTTTTGAGCGTCAAGCTGTGCTTTCATTTGTTCAAGCTGCATTTCTGTTTGCATTTTAGCTTGTTCTTTTTGTACTTCCATTTCAGCAGATGCTTGTTGAGCTTGTATATTAGCTTGTGACTGCGCTTGTATATTTTGCTGTTGTATTTGCTGATCTTTGTCTTGCTTTCTTTTTCTACGTATTTTAAGCAATTGATTTGCTAGCTTTATGTTTTTAATATTTCTAAGATCAATAGCATCAGCAAGCTCAATTAATTGTTGTTGCAATGCCATTTGAATATTATTTTCAAGCATAGCTTTTTCTTCATCATCAGGAGTTAATTCTATAAATATACCAAAGTCATAAAGGTGTAACTCTGCCATCTCTTCTAATGTAGCAACATTATGCACTCCGATTTGCTGTATAAAAGCATCTTTAGTTGGTGAATATTCTATAATATCAGAAACTCTAAGAGATAAACACTCAGCAGTTTCAGATGTTAAATACAGCCCAGCTTGTAATATATGTCTTGTTGCAGTGTTAGAATTAGCTGCAGCTAGCTTTTGTACACCAACTAAAGCATTTTTATCAGGAGTACTACCATCTCTAGCTTCATTGAGCCCGGTAGTGTCTCTTATCATTTGTAAATAATAATTGTAAGTTTGTATTAAACTTTGCATTTTTTGACCACCAGAACCTGATTGTATTTCTTGTATTGGTACTTTACCTGGGTTCATATCACCTTCACTTGTAAATGATCTACCAATAACAGATCCTGTTTGAAAGAACATGTTTAAGGCTTCTTGTGGGTTATAGTTTGTACCATTACCTAAGTCTATTTCAGCTAAACCATCAGCATCTAAATAAACACCGTCTGGCACCATACGTGACAGTACTTGCTGTAGTTTTAAATGAGTTAACTGTATCATGTCAGCAAAACCTGTTATACGTTGAACTAGAGATTCAATACGACCTTTGTACATACGTGGAGCTACAATACTATAATTCATTTTAACTTTAGTATAGTCGCTTTTAGGTCTCATCATGTTTTTAGCCATTTCCCATTTTAACAACTTATCTGTTCCTAAAATCATAGCACCATCATACAAACACTCTACAGATCTTTGTAGTTTTCCAAAGTTGTCTTTGTTGGGTGGGTTAAACGTATCGTCTTTTGCTAATATCTTATCAGCGCCACTACCAGTTTCTTTTACTTTGTAAACCTCGTTCATGTATGTTTTATAATTAAAATATAAAACTTGAACTTTGTTATTATCTTGCTCGCTATAACTATACCCTTGATTATAATTTGTTTTATTATAGTTTTTATCTTTAACTATATTCTCTAATTCCTCTTGAGTTAAATGTGGAAATTGTTTAACCAGTTCGTTGATAGGTATGGTTTTAACTTCACCAACATAATATATATCATCAAAATATGGTGATTCAGTATATGAGTAAACTAAATCAGCAGGATCAACATAATCAATGACAACACCTTCGGATGTGTTAAAAGAAGTTTTAACAGCGCCAATACCTAAAACGGTAAGATCATAGTAAAAACGTTTTTTAATTAACTCGTAGTTGTTGCCTTCCATTAAAACATTAAGAGCTTGTTCTTCCGCTAACTCAACTGATTGTTTGTAGCTAAGCTGCATGTGTAAATCTAACTCTTCTTGAGATTGAGGTAGTGTTTCTTTATCATTTTCGTACATACCAACACCAAAAGCTTCTTCAACATAATTATTAAACTCTTGAGTTCTCATGTCGTTTAATATAGAATCCATATACTCTGTACGTTTTGCAACACCAAAAGGATCTTGCGAGTATGCTTTTATATCGTAAGTTCTTTCAGCAATACCGTTAACCACTATGTCAACAAATTTAGGTATAATAGGTACTGGTTTCCAGTCTAAATTAAGATAGGACAAATCACCATTTATAGATAACTCGTCCTTGTACTTTTGTATTGATTGCTCACCTCTAGCGTATAACCTTAAGTCATTAAAATTGTTGTGATTTGTTCTGTATCTACTACTACCTCTTTCAGTATGAAACCACTCAGCTTGAATAGCTTTAGCTACTTTCAAACCATAATCATAGCTCATCTTTTCTATGTCGCTAACGACTTGAGATGGAAAATAACTTTTTACAATCATATTTCTTTTTTAATTAGTTTTGATGTATTGCCTTTGTTTTCATATTTAGCAATATTTATATTTAGTTTTGGTTTTTGTACTGGGGCGTTAGGCCTATACAAATGTCTATTGTTTGCCATAATTGCTAAACCAGAACTAATAGATGCATCGTGCTTTGTTCTTTTGTTTATATCAAATTTAGCCCAGTCATTTAATAGTTCGTTAAAATAACAACTGCCAAACGTACCTTCTTTGTTTATACCTACGTGATCTTGTATATACATTTCAATAGCAGCAGCATGAGCTTGTTTTATATCTTCACTTGAGTTGGGTATTCCACCAACTTCTTTTTCTGCAGTAGACAATTTGTTCCATATTTTATCAGGCCTGTTCATACTAAAACCTCTATAACCTCTACGTCTCAAATAATATAGTAAACGAGGTTTGTTGTTTTCTGCAAGTAAAGGCATTCCATAAAATACTAATGCCATTAAAACGTCTTCAAAGAATATCTCTGCAGTTTGTGGTCTTGCTAAGTATTCTAAAAAAAACTGATTAGCCGGAGCATCTTCCATGCTAAACTTAGTTAGTCCGTGCAAAGCACCTTTAGAACCTATACCATCTACTGTTCCTGATATATCATAACTATCACAACCAAAAGCACCCATATGCTCGTTACCAGGCCATTTAACACCGTTTTTTATTATAACTTTATTTTGTAAATTTTGTGGTGGCACCCAACTTACTTTAAATCTACCTTTTGCATCTGGGTAAAATATAACGCTTGAGTCTTTTACGCCATTAATCCATTGAAAATTACCTCTTGAAATACCTAAGGTTCTAGACATTTCTTCGTTGTAATCTATTTGTTCGTATATTTTTACCAAGTTAAATATACTATTTTTTGTTTCATCTCTAAACGCATGCTCAGTAGTTCTTGGAAACTGCCTGTAAAATTCGTTTAGTGCGTCTTGATCATTTTTTAAACCGTCAGCTTCATTCTGCCAACTGTCTATAACGCCTATGTCTATTAATTCCCCATGTGGATCGAAGACTTCATGATCCGGAGTATTGAAGACTGGGCTTCCGTGCTCATCAATAAATCCTTCGTAGTTCCACTCCATTGGGAT